TAGAAAACACAGCTTACCCAAAACACACCTAACACACCATTCACACATGTTATCGCAACGTGTGCTGGCCGGTATACTCGCAACCACGGTTGCTTGGAAGTTGGTTCAAGTGTTGAGGCGGTACGGTCAATCGCGGCCCTATTCCACCTCGCGTGTTAGCCTTCTGCTCACTTTACATCGTTTACTAGTGGACTACACTAGGCGCTCACACACCTTCACTTGGTTCCCCGGCGAGTCTGTCACTGACCCCCGCCCGCAACGCTCCTCCGACAATGGCCACGCCATTTCCGGTGCCGTGCGAGATGCGGCCAGACTTGCCATTACCAACGCCGTTGCTGCGTTGGGCAGGAGCAAGTTTGAGTTCAATCCTTCGACTCATTCGCAGGGTGTGGCCGGGAGCGCCCACCCCCACTACGCCCCCGCTGACCTGGACCTACCGTACTCTGATGGAACTCCTAAAGAGAATGATGTCGTTGTGGGAATCGATACGGACTACTACGTGGAGTCTTGGGACGATTACCTCGGCGATGGAAACCCTGCCATCTTCCACACTTTCGCTCCGACGGAGGTGTCTGGAGTCGACGGAGACGCTGCGTTCAGAGTTGCCGGCGATCACATCGTGTATGATGTCTCTGGCGGAACCTCTTGGAAGCACCGAGTTTGGGATTGGTGTGGCTTTGGAGAGTACATCTCGTTCGACGCCACGCCTGAGCGCAAGTCGCTCGCGTTCCGACTCGCGTGGTACCTCGGGTTCCGGAGGAGGGTGTATCACAAAGTGCATCATCTGCGGCCTTGGACTGATTGCCCTCATCGGGCCATCGTCTATTCAATCCCGCAATTTTCTGCTTGGATACACACTCTCCTCCCTGATGAGATCGGCGCCAGGAAGCTGGCAAGGGTTAATTTCCTTGACAAGGCTAAGCCTGGTTGGAACCACATCATATCGACTGCTGAGACCGGCGTACCAATGATCAGCGTCGGACGGAACGGCGAGGACGCGAGTTTTAAAGTGCCCAAGGCAGACCTTGACATCCTGATGGGGCTAGCATCCCAATCATCAGTGACCAGCAGGTGCCTAGCGCTCAACATCAAAGACCCGCGCGTCCTCGCACTAATCGGCGAATACTACAGTGGGAGCCCCGGCAGCGCTGTCCTCCCTCATAGGATGGCAAAGCCAGCCAAAGTACTAGTCCACCGGCCACCACTCGGAACCGCAGACAGCGAAACAGTGAACTTCCGTGCCTACTCAGACCCAGTCGTGTCTGACTGCAACATGGTCCCTAACGTGAAGCTGTGGGAAACGCTGGAATCCTCGATAGAGGCCCGCATCACCTCCACGGCAAACGACGTTGTCCCACCGAAGTGGCTAGCCAAACTAGCCTCTGAGTTTGTGGGGCAGGTCGTTCGGACCCCACACGTTGGCGTCCCGTTGTCGGTTGAGGACACGGCAAAGCACCTCGACAAACCTTCCCAGGTGCTCGCGGTCGCGCGGGTGTGGGAGACTCTTGACGTGCCGCACCGGCGGCTCATAGAGGGTTTCGCTAAATCGGAACCCACTATGAAGCCGGTTCGCATGATCTCGAGCTTCCCCGACGCGCGCTTCCTGCTCGGTTTATCACGCTACACGCTCGCGTTCCGAGATGAGGTCCTCCACAACGACGCTAATGCTGCCTGGTTCTGCCCCGGGCTCACCCCAAGCCGTATCGCTGACAAAGTAGTCGAGTACGCTGCTGCTGTCGAGGAAGTAATTGAAGGCGACTTCTCGAACTTCGACGGCACAGTTTCTGCGTGGTGCCAAAGGCATGTCATGAACGCCGTATACCTGCGGTACTTCGACACTGCCTCACACGCCGAACTCCGCACGTACACCGACATGCTTATCTCCTGTCCTGCCCGAGCCAAGAAGTTCGGGCACCGATACGACGCCGGGGTGGGCGTCCGGAGCGGCTCGCCAACCACGTGCGACCTTAACACGGTCCTCAACTGTTTCATAATGTACGCAGCGGTACGCCGTACCAACACGGAGCTCACCTCGGATGAGGCGTTCCTCCAGGTCGGCCTGGCTTTCGGTGACGATAGCCTATTCTGCAAGCAGTACAAGACAGGGTGGAACGCCGTCGCCAAAGCACTGGGCATGCGTCTGAAAGTGGAGACCCACGACGCCTCAAGAGGGATCACGTTCCTCGCAAGGGTCTTCCCGAGCCCGCACACCTCCACCACGAGCATGCAGGATCCACTGCGCACGTGGAGAAAGCTCCACCTCACCTCCAGAGTCGCCTCAGTCCCGCTGGCGTCGGCCGCGGTTGATAGGGTGCAGGGGTACCTGGTAACAGACCCCCTATCCCCCGTCACCGCGGACTTCGCCGCCATGATAGAGCGATCGTACAAGGGAGAGGCGGACGCGGACGGGCGGCGCAATACCCGCGCGTGCAGGGGGGCTGAAAAGCCCTACTGGCTCACGGAGGGAGGCACATGGCCCCAAGACGAGAAGGACGTGGAGAGCCTCTGGCACTGCACTGCTGCAAGGACCGGCTTCACGGTCGAGCAGCTACGCGGTTACGCCGCGGCGCTCTCCACGGCAACTCCTTGGTCGGGGCTAACCCTTAATAGGGAAGCCGAGCCTGTCCCATACTCCGGGACCCTCGGCGCGGACAGCCAACCGCTCCCCGAGGTGGACCCTCGTACTACTACCACTAGCAAAGATGACAAACAGACTCCTAAACCAGCTGGAACTCGCCCCACGCCAAGCCGCGGTTCGGGTGGCCGCCCTCCGGGTGGCACTCACCAGGGCCCCGCCACCGACCAACCCGACGGTGGTACGGGACCTGGAAGCCCACCTAGCATGCCTCCAAAAGGCGGCGACCACCCTCGAGAACGCGACCGCTTCCCTCATGATGAAGCCGACGGTCCGGGCGTACCTGAACCTGCCACTAGCGGTAGTGGCGGAACCGTCAGCGGTTCCGCTAACCCCGCCGGAGGGCACGGACCAGGACGCCCACGACGCGGCAACCGCCAAAGCGGCCGCGGTCGCGGCTCAAGTGTACCAACGGTGTCTCGCCCAAATGCGCGCGGTAACCCTGGACGAGGACGAGGCCGGGGCAACCGAGGAGCTCTCAGAGAGTGAGGAGGACTGAAACGTCCCCGTATTTACCAACCCGC